CGCCTAATCATTGGCGATCCAAACAAAGGTTTGTCTAGTTGGGATGCAAATTCAGTAGTTTCTATAGGGTCTGTTGGACTAATAGCCATAAGCAACCCCGGTAGCGGGTACACGTCTGCCCCTACTGTTGCTATTTCTAGTCCCAACGATGCTAATGGCGTACAGGCAACCGCTACAGCAACCATTGTTACTGGGTCTGGTGGTATACGGTCTATTTACGTTACTTCTGGTGGTTCTGGATACGCTGCGGTCCCTAACGTGACCATAGGCGCACCAAACATACCAGGTGGTACACAAGCAACAGCCGTTGCTAGCATCAGCGGTGGAGCTGTTGTTGCAGTTTCAATGATTGAATATGGGTCTGGATACACCACAGTACCTGCTGTGACCTTTTCAAGCGGAAGTGCTGCCGCAACTGCCGTTATTTCGACTGGTGGCGTCAACAGCATAAAACTCACAAACGCTGGAAGTGGGTATACAACCCCTCCTTCTGTCACGTTCGCAGGTGGAGGCGGCTCTGGAGCTAACGCTATAGCCCAGATTGTTACGTTCAATACCGGAACAGTCAGCATTTTGCTCAACAACGGTGGCTCTGGCTATACGTCAACGCCAACGGTGTCTATTAGCGGTGCTAACACAACTCCTGCTACCGCTACAGCGATCGTTCTAGGCAACACCGTGTCATCAATTGTGATGACAAACCCAGGTGCTGGTTACTCAACGGCCAACGTGACCATCTCTGGTGGTGGAGCAAGCGCCAACGCAACCGCTACAGCAGTGGTAAACACAGATCAGATAGTGTCTGTGGCGACATTCTCGGGCCGCGTCTGGGTGGCGTCAGGTAGAACCGTCTACTACTCGGCGGTAGACTCGTACAGTGACTTTACGAGCATCTCTGCTGGGTCTTTCACGCTCAAAGACTCAACGTTACACGGAAATATCCGTGCATTGTTGTCTGCCAACAATTTTTTGTACATTTTTGGTGATGACAGCATCAACGTGTTTTCTGACGTTCGTGTTGATACGAATGGTCAGACTTTATTCACAAATACCAACGTTTCCGCAAGTGTAGGAACCAAGCGTATCTACGCTATTTTTCCGTTTTTCAGATCTGTGCTGTTCATGAACGACTACGGGGTGTATTCCCTAGTCGGTTCTACCACTAGCAAGCTGTCAGACTCGCTTGACGGCATATTTCCTTATATTGACTTCTCAAAACCCGTTACTGCTGGTCAGGCCCTACTGAACAACATACTATGCGCGGTATTCAACTTCACTTACAACGACCCGGTAAATGGAGCAAGGCAGATCCAGGCCGTGTTTTTCGAGAAGAAGTGGTTCATCACCTCCCAAGGCACGTTAAACTACATCACTTCGGTTCCTTTGGCAGGGACAATCAATGCTTACGGTGTAAACAACGCATCTCTCTACAAGCTATACGCTAACAGCACATCTAATATTTCTAGCATGGTGCAGACCGCGCTCATGCCTATGGGCGATCCTATCAGAACCAAGCAAGCGTTGAAGTTTGGAGTTGAGTCAACTTTCAATACTGGTGCGACCATCTATGTTACGGTCGATAGCGAACTGGGATCGAGTCCTCAGTATGCGTTGACAAACTTTGTAACCTGGACAAACAATTCAAGCAACGTAATTCCGTGGTCAAACAATTCAAATAACATCATTGATTGGGTAAATAGTTTTACTTACTATCTGTACAAGTCAGATGCCCAGCAATATGGTAAGTATTTGGGGTTGACAATTACAAGTAACAACGCTGCTTACACTTATAACACATTTGAATTTGAACACGAATTAAGAGTAAGGTTCTAAAATGACAGTTCCATATTCGTTTGCCAACGCGTCAACCACGATACCTCTTTCTCAGTTAGATTCTAACTTTGCCACACCAATTACTCTTGGCAATACAAGCATCTATCTAGGAAACACGGTTAGTACGCTCAACAATTTGACGTTGGGTAACGTCACTATTAGTAGCGGGAACGTTGCGTTTGCCATTCCTCCTGCTAGTGGAGGCACAGGACTTGTTTCTCCTGGTTCTACCGGAAACGTACTTACCAGTAATGGAACTGCGTGGGTTTCTACTGGCGTTGCCCCAGGTTCTGGGGTTACTGCACTATCGTTTGGAACAACGGGACTGACGCCCAGTACATCTGTTGGTGGAAACGTAACGGTTGCTGGTACGTTGGTAGCAGGTAGCGGTGGCACGGGACTTTCATCACTGACTGCTAACAGTGTGTTGTTGGGCAACGGTACATCAACAATTCAGTTTGTTTCTCCGGGTACAACTGGAAACGTATTAACGTCTAACGGTACTAGTTGGCTTTCTTCTGCTCCGTCTAGTGGTGGGAGCGGGTTGACGCTTATAGCAACCTTAACTCCAACAAACGGTACAAGTTCTGTTTCTGCCACAAGTTTATCTTCATACAAATCTATTACTATTGTTACCAACGGAGTTACAACAACTTCAAGCACATATCTTAGATTTAAAATTAGTTCCGATAACGGTTCAACATACAGTTCGCCACAACCTTATTCAACTCTTTCACCTTCATATGGTGTCGTACAGCTTTATCAAACTGACAATTCTTCTTCAGAAAAACCGTATTTTTACATTGGCCTTCCCTACAGTGCTAGTGCGGTTACAAGTGTAACAGGTGTTGTAAACGCCGTGCAAATTGTTCCCAATAGTTCGACATTTTCCGGCACTGGAAATATCTTTATTTACGGGATGAACTAACATGACACGACCACTAGTTCAAATCCATAACACTGAGACCGGCGAAGACATTGTTCGTGAAATGAACGATGAAGAATTTGCTGTTTGGCAAGCTGGTGAGTCAGAACGAACTGCTGAACAATCAAATGTTGTTAGAGCAGAACGCGATACAAAGTTGGCTGAGTGCGACTGGCGCGTAATCAAAGCAATAGAAAACAATCAACTTCAAGATTTTCAATGGGCAGCCTACCGGCAGGCACTGCGTGATGTACCATCACAAGCAGGCTTCCCATGGACAATAACTTGGCCTCAACCGCCTGGAGCATAAGATGGGAATTCAAGCCTTTACCCCTATGGGGAACACAATAACCTTCACGGCTACTGCTAGTTCTCCGACAACTTCCGTGCAAGCTGCGTCTACCACGCTTGGTGGCAATCAGTACCGGATCATCAACAGCGGTAACGTGACTGTGTTCATGGGGTACGGGCAGGCTAACGCAAGTGCGGTAGCAAACGCAGTGGTTGTCACTAGCACTCAGTCTTCTATACCATTGCTGTCAGGTACAGACGAGATCTTGACGTTCACGCCTAACGCTTACTTTGCCGGGATTACCAGCAGTGGTAATGCTGTGATATACATTACTCCAGGAGATGGGGTCTAACATGGTCTTAAAAACTGTTTCTACTCTTGGTGGTGGTGCTGGTGGCGGGGGCGGTGGTACGCCTGGGGGCGCTAACACTCAAGTTCAGTTCAACAGTTCTGGATCTTTTGGCGGCTCTGCCAACCTTACTTGGGACGGGGCCAACGTACAGGTAGGTTCTAGCGGATTACTTAAGCTCTCTAACGGCGTTACTAACTACGTTGCTTTCAAAGCACCGACCGTCATTCCGGCCAACGTTACATGGACTCTGCCTAGTACAGACGGTACCGCTGGTCAAGTTTTAATTACTAACGGTTCTGGTGTTCTTTCTTGGGCCACTCCAACGCTAACACCTACTGCGCCAACAAACACTTCAGTACCAATCGTTTCTGGTACAGCTACAGTGGGCCAAACGCTCTCAAGCACAACCGGAACATGGAACGGTTACCCAACTCCCACTTACGGTTATCAATGGGTTCGCGGTGCGTCAACCAATATTAGCGGTGCCACATCGTCTACTTATACTTTAGTAGATGCGGATTACAACAACACGGTGAAATGCACCGTCACGGCAACCAACTCAGCAGGCAGTGCAAGTGCTACGTCAGCGGCTACCGCTACTGTGGCAGGGTCAGTACCAGGCGCTCCAACAATTGGCACGGCAACTGCTGGCAACACTCAAGCGACAGTGCCATTTACCGCACCCGCTGTTACAGGCGGTCCCGCTATTACTAGTTACACGGCAACTTCAAGCCCTGGTGGGTTTACCGCGAGCGGAGCGTCTTCTCCGCTGACAGTAACGGGTCTTACCAACGGTACGGCCTACACGTTTACTGTGACTGCTACTAACAGTGTTGGAACTGGACCAGCGAGCGCAGCTAGTAATAGCGTCACTCCCGCTGCTGTAGTCGCTCCGAGCAGCGTTGACTACTTAGTTGTTGCTGGCGGCGGCGGTGGCGGTCCTCAACAAGGCGGCGGCGGCGGTGCTGGCGGGTATTTAACGTCAAGTTTGTCGGTCAGTGCATCGACCCCCTATACGGTGACTGTTGGCGGCGGTGGAGCTGGTGGACTAGGTTCAACCAATGGGACAAGAGGGTCATCCGGGTCTAATTCAGTATTTAGCTCAATTACTTCTACTGGTGGTGGGGCAGGTGGCGCCAATGGAGCCATTGCGCCAAATCAGGGAACGGGTGCATCGGGTGGTTCCGGTGGAGGTGGAGGCGCTCAAGCTAATAGCAACGGAGGGTCTGGAACTTCTGGACAAGGAAATGCTGGCGGCCTCGGCGGATCTCCAGGCGTTGGGAATGGAGGCGGCGGCGGCGGCGCAAGTGCTGTAGGCGCAAACGTAACCGCTGGAAGCGGAGGAAATGGGGGCGCTGGAACCGCAAGTTCTATCACAGGTTCTTCGGTAACCTATGCTGGCGGCGGCGGCGGCGGTGGTTCCAGTGTCACAAGTGCAGGAACCGGAGGATCGGGAGGGGGAGGTACTGGCGGTACTAGTGCTAACGGTAGCAACGGAACCGTTAATACAGGGGGTGGTGGAGGCGGCGGTGGTCAAAACGGAGGGACCATATACAGCGGTGGTGCTGGCGGGGATGGCGTTGTAATTATTGCCTACCCAGACACTTTCTCTGCTCCGTCATCCATTAGTGGTGGATTGACCTATACCCAACCAACGCGCACTGGTTATCGTGTTTATAGATTTACCGCTGGCACTGGCACTATTACTTGGTGATGATTATGGATTACTACGCATTCCTTGATGAAAACAACGTCGTAATTGAAGTTATCCCAGGTCGAGACCAAGGTTCAGAAAACGTAGATTGGGAACAGTGGTACGGGGACTTTCGAGGTCAAGCCTGTAAGCGTTCTAGAATGGACGGATTTCGAAAAAACTATGCCGGGATTGGCTACGCATACGATTCTTCCCGTGATGCTTTTATTCCTCCGCAATCGTTTGCATCGTGGGTTCTAAACGAAGAAACCTGCCAGTGGGATGCCCCCGTTGCAATGCCTACTGATGGTCAGTTGTACAACTGGGACGAGGCCACTACTTCATGGGTGGTAAATGAGTGACGCTACCGAGACCAAACTAGCAGTGCACGAAGCAATCTGCGCCAGTCGTTATGCTTCTATTCAAGAGGCTCTTGATCGTGGCAAAGAACGTATGCGTAACATTGAATGGTTGCTATACATTGTGATTGCAGC